AGAGGTGAATTAACTGATGCCTACAATTTCGCTATGAAAGACCTATCTAATGCTATAAAATCATTATCCCAAGCACAAAAAGATAAAGTATTTAAGAATGGTTCGTGTTTTATGAACATAGAGGTGATATACCCTACCTCAGTCAACGTCATTCCTTACGGACAACCACTATTAGTATTTCACGGAACAATGGAGTACGATGAGAATGGTGATGCAATAGGGGAATCGGCAGAAGCAGGTAGAGTATTGGGTGGAATGCTTAAACAAGTAAACGCCGATGTTCAATCAAAGTATACACTACAAGGACCACCAGTATTAAAGTTACCAAAATCACAAGACCTATCATCTAAGAAAGGTAAGTACCTTACTATGATATCTAAATTACAAAAAGAATTTGGATTAGGAGATACTGCAGGTGTTGCCGATTACCATCAAGCATGGTGGGAGAACTTCGTAGATAAGAAAACACCAACTACATTAGATAACGCCACTAAAATGGGGTTAGTTAAGAGATGGGCGTTTAATGAAAAAGGATTCCGTATAGATAAGAACTCAATTAAGGATGAAAAAACTCTTGCATGGGCTATTAAAATAGATAAGGAAGACCATAAGGGTATTTCAAAAGATAACTTAATGAAATTTGAAGATATTTTCTTAGGAGTTGGTGCAGATGTATTGGAATTTACTGCATCGGTACTAACAGTTAATCCAGATTCCGCTTTAAGGGATATGAAGAAACGATTGGAACAAACTATAAAGGATGTTCAAGCAAGTGGAGACCCTAAGAAGATAGATAAACTAAAATTAGAACTTAAAAGATTAAATGCAATTGGTGGTGCTAAAAGAATCGTACCAATCGAAGGAATTGTATTTGTATATAACGGACAGACATTCAAATTAACAGGAGCATTCGCCTCTCTGAATCAATTATTGGGTATTTTTTACGCATAATTTATTTTATATATACTTATATATATATTAAAATAAAAACCTAATATATAATAATGGCAAAGGAATTTAATAAAAAGTTTATGCATCCAACTCGTAGGAAGTTGGTGGATATGGTTATGACCGGTGGTGAATATGCTAAAAACACCACAGTTGGATGGGAAACCGCTAACGTAGAACGAAAGGTTGGTGATGTTTGGGAAGATGAACATCATAGATATGAGAAAAAAGAAGGATTCACAATGAAAACTTCTAAAAACTCTGAAGCATTTGATGAAATCAGAAAATATATAGCAGAATTGGAAAGATGCTCTAATCCAGATTGCACTACAATAAAGATTAATAGTAATCACAAGAAGGTTATTAAAAAAACTGGATATTGTATCAATTGTTTAGCGGAAAGAGAACATAAAGTACGAGTTGCCGGAGTATGGGAACAATATGAGGATTATAAAATATACACTCGTATGATAATTGATGGTAAAATAAAATTAGAAGAACTCCAACAGGCACACGATGATGTGAAACCTTATTATGAATATATTAATGAGGATGGAACTACGGAAAAATGGGAATTACCAAATTCAGTAGAAAATACTCGTGCTGAAATAATGGAAATTATTACAAATGGTAAAGCAGAGTTACAAAAAGTAGAAGAGTTCCGTAATAAAGCATTTGAAATTTTAAAAGAACATAATTGTGAACATTACGTTTAATACAAAACAATAATGGCAGGAACTTCTTTAAAAGATATAATAAAATTAGAATACCAACGATGTGCTGGTGACCCTATATACTTTATGAAAAAGTATTGTATGATTCAACACCCTGTCCGCGGTAAAATACCATTTCATTTATATCCATTTCAAGAAAATACACTAACACAATTCAAAGACCATCGATATAACATCATTCTAAAATCTCGTCAAACTGGTATATCTACCTTAACTGCGGGATTTGCATTGTGGAAGATGTTATTTAATCAAGATTTTAACGTATTGGTAATTGCAACTAAACAAGAAGTTGCTAAAAACCTTATTACTAAAATTAGGGTAATGAATCAATATTTACCTAGTTGGTTAAAACAAACAACAGTTGAAGATAATAAACTTTCGTTACGATACTCAAATGGTTCACAGGCAAAAGCAACTTCTGCAGCAGGTGATGCTGGTCGTTCTGAAGCACTATCCCTATTAGTATTTGACGAGGCAGCATTCATTGATAATATTGAAGAAATTTGGATATCTGCACAATCTACTCTATCAACGGGTGGTAATGCAATTATTCTTTCTACTCCCAATGGTGTGGGTAATTTCTTTCATAGGACTTGGGTTGGGGCAGAGGATGGAACTAATGGATTCAATACAGTCCGTTTACATTGGACGGTTCACCCTGAAAGAAATCAAGAATGGAGAGATGAACAACAAGTACTTTTGGGAGCAAAGGGTGCAGCACAAGAATGTGATTGCGATTTCGTATCATCCGGTGATAGTGTCATAGACCCACAACTTCTAATGTTTTATAAAGAATCTTTTGTACAAGAACCATTGGAAAAAACTGGCTTTGATGGGAATCTTTGGAAATGGGAATATCCCGATTATCAAAAATCATATATGGTTGTTGCGGACGTTGCACGTGGAGATTCTACGGATTACTCCGCCGCACAAGTAATTGATATTGTTAATTCCGTACAAGTAGCAGAATATAAAGGAAAATTAGATACAAAGGATTTTGGAAATTTCTTAGTTTCCTTAGCAACTGATTATAACGAAGCACTTTTAGTAATAGAGAACGCAAACATTGGTTGGGCAGTTATCCAGCAGGTAATTGATAGAGGATATAAAAACTTATTCTATATGAGTAAGGATTTAAAGTATGTAGATGTAGAACATCAGATGCATAATAAGTTTAGGGCGGAAGAAAGAGGTATGGTTGCAGGATTTTCAACCACATCTAAGACAAGACCTCTAATTATTTCAAAATTAGATGATTACTTCAGAGAGAAATCTATCACCATACGTTCTAATAGGTTGATAGAGGAGCTTTTTACCTTTATATGGAACAACAATCGTGCGGAAGCAATGAGGGGATACAATGATGACTTAGTAATGGCGTTATCGATTGCTTTATGGGTGAGAGATACCGCATTGAGATTAAGACAAGAAGGAATTGATTTAACTATCAAATCATTAGGTGGAATTCAACAACAAGTACAAGAATCTGGGTTCTATGGTGGTAGTTCAATGGATGACAATCCGTGGTCAATGAGAGTGGGTAATCAAGACGAAGATTTGACTTGGTTGATTAAATAAAAAATTCAACATATTTATAGTGTATAATAAGATGCACTATTAAATAATATAATTTTAATATAAAAAATAAAATATGGCAGATACTACATTTTTCAATCGGTTAAAAAAACTTTTCTCAACAAAGGCAATTGTTACTGTCGATGCTAGTGGAAAAAGAAAAGTTTTTGATGCGGAGGAAAGACAACAAACAAATCTATCTTCACTAAAAGATAGATACACAAAAATACAAAAATCTTTTTATGAACAAGCGGGTGGTGCACAATCAATGGCATACGCTCAAGTTCGTAGAGAAGTATTTAGAGATTTCGATGCAATGGACCAAGACCCAATTATAGCATCTGCATTAGATATTTACGCTGATGAATCTACCCTTAAAAACGAATTTGGTGATATTATAACAATACGTTCAGATAACCCTCGTGTTCAAGAATTATTAGAAAACCTTTTTTATGATATTCTTAATATTGAATTTACTTTATGGCCGTGGGTTCGTAATATGTGTAAATATGGTGATTTCTTTTTAGGACTTGAAATTGCTGAAGGTAAAGGTATAGTAAACGTTACTCCACACTCACAATATAATACTGAAAGAATAGAAGGACACGACCCTGAAAATATATCACTTGTTAAATTTAAAGTACAAGAAGACCCAATCGGTAAAGTAGAGTATGATAACTTTGAAATGGCACATTTCCGTTTATTATCGGATACCAACTGGTTACCTTATGGTAAATCAATGATTGAGAATGGTAGAAGGTTATGGAAACAATTATCTCTAATGGAAGATGCGATGTTAATCCATCGTATTATGAGAGCACCTGAAAAAAGAGTGTTTAAAATTGATATTGGTAATATTCCACCAACCGAAGTTGATAACTACATGCAAAAGATTATCAATAAGATGAAAAAAGTTCCATTCTTAGATAAGACAAGTGGTGATTACAATTTAAAGTATAATATGCAAAACCTTACGGAAGATTTTTATCTACCGGTAAGAGGTGGTGATAGTGGAACTGCTATTGAAAACTTAGCAGGATTAGAATATGCTTCAATTGAAGATATTGATTACCTAAAAGCTAAATTATTTGCTGCATTAAAAATTCCTAAAGCATATTTGGGATATGATGAAAATGTAAATGGTAAAGCAACCCTAGCAGCAGAAGATGTTCGTTTTGCAAGAACAATTGAAAGAATCCAAAGAACAGTTACCTCAGAATTATCTAAAATAGCAGTTATCCATTTATATGGTAATGGTATACAAGATTCTGAAATGACTAACTTTGAAATTGGATTAGTTAACCCATCTACAATCTACGAACAAGAGAAAGTAAACCTATGGAGTGAGAAAATTCGTTTAGCAACTGATATGGCTGCATTAAAGATGTTATCTAAAGATTGGATATATGAAAATATATTTAAATTATCAGAAACCGAACAAACCGAACAAAGAGGTAAAGTGGTTGAGGATTTAAAGGATGTATTCCGTTACAACTCAATAGAAAATGATGGTAATGACCCTGCAAATCCTCCAAAACCAACCGATGTTGAAGAAAGTTTGGAAAATCTTAAAACAGAATTGAAGGATAAAGGTGGTAGACCCCGCGAAGGTAATACTTATGGTAAAGACAAACATCCTTATGGAAGAGACCCATTAGGTGATGATGAGAGAACTTCAAAGAGAAGTAGAACATCTGAAACAAAAGCAATGAATTACATCAATGGGATTTCATCAAAAAAGAAATATTTACACGAAACTAAAGATATGTTAGATGAAACTAATATTATCGATGATACGGAAAATTAATCTAACTTAGAATTTTTTATATTTATATATAGAAATTTGAGTCTATCAAAATAAGGATTTAAAATACAATGAAAAAAATTAAACATTCGAAATTTAAAAATACAGGGTTTTTATTTGAACTCTTAACTCGTCAAATCACATTGGAGATTTTAAATAATGCTCCAGTTGAGAAGGCTAAAAAAATAGTACAAGAATTTTTTGGTGGTAAAACCGAATTAGCAAAGGAATTGCGTTTATTCAATTTACTTACAACTGAAAAATATAATTCAGAAAGTAAAGCAGAAAAATTTATTGATGCTATCATCGAAACTCGTACTAAATTAGATGAAACTAAATTATTAAGAGAAAAGTATAATTTAGTAAAAGCTATTAAAGAAAATTTCGATATTGAAGAATTTGTTGCCTCTCCTGTTTCTAATTATAGAGTATTGGCATCGGTTCATAAGATTTTTGAAGCAAAGATACAAGATGTAACTAATGTTAAGGATGTATTTGATGCTAAGATTACATTAGTAGAACACGTATCTACAACCACAGTATCTATTAAAAAGATTGAAGATAAATTAATGGAAACATATAAGAATCAAGAAAAGGATTTGAGATTGTTGACATATAAAATATTAGTTGAAACATTTAATAGTAAATACACTAACTTAAACGACGACCAAAAAGGTCTTTTAAGAGAATTTATTAATAATGTTAATAATACATCTAAATTTGGTGAATACTATGATTCACAATTAAAGAAAGTAGTAACCGAACTTCACAAATTACATTCCGAAGTTAATGATAAAATCACAAAAATTAAATTAAAAGAAACTATCAATGTTTTAAAAACACAAAAGATAGGAAAGAAAATTACGGATGAACAAGTTTCAGCGTTGATGATATCATACGAATTAATAAAGGAAATAACCAATGTCAGAAAAAAATATTAAATCTTTTATAGACGAACTTATTAAGGAAGTCGAAGATGAATTAGATGAAGCCAATGTGACAGGTAATGTTGATGGCTACGATACTCCTCATGCCTTTTCTGGTAAAAATTCTGATAAAAAAAGAAAAAAAACTGCAACACAATTCGGTTATACATTAGTAAATAATGATATTAACAATATTGATGAATCCATAAACGAAGACAAAGTTTATATTGATTTTCTTAATAAGAAAAAGGGATTCAAGCAAGATAGGATTAAATTTAATTCATACGAAGATGCCGTTAAATGGGCAAAGAAGAATTTTGACAAGTTTGACCCCGATATGATTAAATACGAATCAGTAAACGAAGTATCATTACAAAAAGGTAAAACTTATGGTGGGAGTAAATGTGAAGGTGGATGTTTTATCGGTAAAGAAGGTTTAAAGAAAATAATTAAAATATCTAAGGATTCTCCTAAAGATGTTTTTATGTTTAGAGATGATAACTACTCTGGATTACAGCCACATTTTATTAAAGATGGTGTAATTGCTAAAGCAAATACAATCAATCCGGCTTACGATTTAGAAAAAAATAAAGTAAGAAGTTTAAATATAGATAAAGATGTAATTCTTTCAGTAAGATTATTTGTATCAACAAACGAATCTATAACGGAAGCATTAAAACATCTTATCCACGTAGAAACTCCTAAAGAAATAGTATCAAAAGATGTTGTAAAACAAATTACGGCATTAGCTAAAAAAGGTGTTCGTTCATATGAGATTGGACTGAATATGGGATTTATAGGTAATAATAAAGCAGCAGTTGACGCATTTCAAAAAGTTAAAAATAAAATATATTTTGATTTAGATACAAGAGAGGGTGTTAATGAAGCATTAGACCCAAAAGCAGAAAAATTCTTAG